AATCTAGAGAAGATAACAAAACTGTTCCTTTTGTAATAGAATTTTTCTTGACTTCTCCTTTGTCAACCAATGCGAAATTAATGCAGCCTCTATGATGATTTTCCAATACGGGTGCTATTTGTCTATTATTGTTATGAAGTGACTTGACTCGTATTTTTTTAAATTCTTTTCCAAATGGTCCTAAATACATGTAACTTTGCAATCCAGTTTCAATACTTTTTCCTCTATTTATTCCAGTTACAACCATTCCTATTCCTTTTACGTCATAAACTGAATCCACGTAAAAAATACCTCCGTCAAATTCTTTATATTGCGGTAAAATACTGGATAATCCTCGTTTCTGACGTTCCAAACAAATTTTAAACATTTTAATTACTTTATTATTATTAATTTCTTTTTCTCCTCCAGGTAACCAAAATTGTCTATCAGTTAATTGACCCAATACCTTCTTTAATACGTCAATAAAAAATCCAGTCTTATTTGAAACAGATAAAATTGGAAACGTTGTTTGTTTTCCATCTGTGATTCCTGTTAAAGATTCAGCTATTACACGTATAGCCGCACTTTTTATTTCTTTTTCGTCGCTATTCATAGAGTCAATATCGTTAATATTGCCGGTGCATGTCGCACATTGCGATAAATCATTAACACATATAGGATTAGCAGCCTTTGATCCAAATACTGCACACACTTTTTTAATTTCTTCTATTGTATTTTCGTATACACTTTCTGGAGCAGAATCAATATGAGTAACCACTATTAATATTGGAATACTTAATGACAAAAATAATCTAAGATGTTGTTTTGTCATTGGTCGAATTCCTGTGTGCGGACTAACAATTAAAAATGCATAGTCTGGAAAATGTCCAGAAACTCCAAATGTTGTTGTTTTAAAATAATCTTCATGCCCGCATAAATCGATTAACGTAACTGCTTTGTTGCTTTCTTCTATGTCACAAATTCTTGTTGATATATCAGATGTTCTACCACTTTCATGTTCGTGTTTATGTTTTGCAACTAATTTTCGTGCACTACCGTCTCCGTTATCAAGAACCCCAGACATTAGCACACCAATGATACTAGATTTTCCACTATCGACAGATCCTCCTACAGATACAGCTGTTGATGTTATTTTGTAAAGTTGATTTGAATCCATATATTTAAATATAATAATCAAATGCTTATGTAATTTATCAATCATGAATTTAAATATCAACTTTTTGTAAAAAGTTGATATTTAAATGCACGATAAATATATGAGCTAATATACTCCGTCAAAATATGCAAAATGAAACATGTGGTGTCAAAATCATCAAATAAACAAAAGAAATCAACGAAGTCATTATTAACGTCACTAACATATTTTACGTTTACTGATGACGATACAGATTTAGTTTCCAACGATTTTAAACTTGAAAAAAATCAAAGTGGTCAAAATAAGCAACCTTTGAAAAAGAAAAAGTTGAATAGTAAAAATACAGAAGATAAAAAAGTGGAAAATCAAAAAGTGGAAAATCAAAAAGTGGAAAATCAAAAAGATGATACATCTTACGAAATAGAATATAAACATCAAGAATTAACTCAGAAAAATACTGCAATTAGAGAGCGACTAATAACAGTAGACCTTATATTGGAAATATATCCAAATTTAAAAAAAGATAAAAAGAAAATTGTTGATAATGTTTTGGGAAAAAAAGAAACTCCCAAAAAAAGCTATATAATAGAAATGCTCAATTTGCCAAATAAAAAATTATACAAAGACACATTTGGAAATATCATAAACGAAAATGCTGACTTGGTTGGATTTTGGATAGATGATATACATAATAGTTCATGTATAACTGTGTTGTTTTTTGATGATATTAAAAACATTAAAATTAAGTTATGTAAGAATAAAAAAAAACTATTAGATTAATTATCTAACAATACTAACATATCACTATCAATGTATCACTTAGATTTTTTTTTATTATTTTCAGCAGTTTGCTTTTGAAAATGCTTTAACATTTTTTCATATTCTGATTTTGATGCAGCTTCTGAACAAATATATTCTGCCATACTCATAATTTTTTCTATTTCATCTTCTGACATTTCTACATCTTTATCTTTAAAACGAGGATGTTCTTTTGTTACACTGCTTATATAATTAAAAAATATGTCAGCTTTTTCCTGATTTTTTCTAAAATATTCAACGTAACTCCAAATTTTTCCAATTCTAGGAAGTGATTGAGCATACCATTCATCGTCTCTTTCTATTGTTACGCAATGACTCATATCTAATTTCCAATATACTATTTTATCTATATAGTAATCGTTTACATCAAGTGCAGGATCCAATAATTTTTGACTACTTAAATTTGTAGCCACATCCAATAGCCATTCGTCACATTCATAAGGAGTCATATCAATTTTGTCTGGATACAAATGTTTAGAATGTTCATAAACAGCTTCACAATATTCGCAATTTGCAGGAGATTTTTTAAGATAATTATTGCAATAATGTGTTTTCGGATGTGTTGGTTGTATTACAGTTGTACCATTTGTAATATTTTCAACTGCTTTTTTTAATATTTTCAATACATCTTTTTTTGTGTTTTGTTGAGTTATTTCATTTTTTGTAATATTTATATGATTATCTATATTTGTGATAGATATTAAACTTTCATGCAATATGTTTTTTATTACATTTTCTGAAATATCAAAGTTGGCTTTATCAGAAGATTCACCAGTAAATAATTCTGGACAATGATTTTTAACAAGCTGTTCGAAGTCTCCGACTTTATCAGGAAGTCTTTTTGGCATCAGTTGAATTAACACACCTTTTTCAAGTCCCGTAGTTTTTGATCTAAATGGTTCGTTCGGATCAGTATCTTCTAAAAAATTTTCACGTGATACATATTCTGTTAATTTACATTGCCAAAAGTCACATTCTTTTAATTTACAACATTGAAGTTGTAATTGAACTTGATCCCAATAATATATCGGACATATTTCTCCTCGTATTTCGCCGGATGGTTTTATTTTACGTGTTGTTGGGCACTTAATTTCCAACATTCTTCCTGCATATTTTGTTAAATGTTGCTTATCAAGTTTATATGGACTAATTATTCCATCTGGACTTGCTGCTAAAAATCCACATGTTGGATGTGCAATTAAACCAAATTCTTCAACATCTACATTTTTCCTATAACCATAAATCATCGTTGCTGTTTGTTCAAATTTATTTCCGTTATAGCAATTTATATTAGATTGAAACGGCGGACTTCTTACTTTTTTATATAAAAATTTAAATGGCGGTTCGTAATGATTGTCATATAATACACATCCGCCATCTGACGCAGTCGCACGGAAACTTCTAAGTTCATGCCATTTAACAGATTTTTGAGCTGGATATTCTCGCTTCATTAAATCTTTTACAATATTGGATAATTCAATTGTTTCGTTTGTTAATTTATCATCTGTTTGATCGTCGTACACCCATTGTGATCCAGTTGGTTCTAATTTTTTTTTAGGTATATAATGATAATCGGGACCATATTCATATTTTCTATTGCCATCATATATTTCTGCATAATTTGTAGATTTATTTGTATTAAAAATGTTATTAGGTTTGTTATTTGATTTGTTGATTAATGTTGTATTATTATTTTCCACGCGTTCGTTTGTTATAGGAATGTCAAACCAGCTTTTTTTCTTTGGTTGAGTCTGAATTTGAGTCTGAGCCTTTTCGATGATTTTAGGTTTGTTATTTTTTTTTGGTTTATCATCTTTTTCTTTATTTTTTTTGTGGTGAACATTACTATCGTAAGAATCGTTAGAGCCTTCCTTTTTTATATTGAAATTGTAAAAACTATTTTTATTTTTGTTAATTGTTTTCATTTTTGTTTTCAATTCACAATATTCAAGCTCTGATTTATTTTGCGTATCAAATATAATATTTCCTTTTTTGATAACAACATATTTTGCCATAATGTTCCTAACTTTATCTTTTGTATATTCAGTTGTATTTAATTCTGCACATATATGCTTAGCCATATTATTAAATTGATCCAATGTGATTTCTTGATCGCAACTTGCTAAAGTATGTTTAATATGTTTTTTTGACATTGTATGTATTTTTAATCATATACATATATTTTTATATTTGTAGGTTTAATTATCAATTTTTTATTAGTAACAACATTTTAATTTTAATTTTATTAGTAATAACATTTTAATTTTAATTTTATTAGTAACAACATTTTAATTTTAATTTTATTAGTGACAATAAAATATTTTTTCTAGCATTTTGGTATAAACATGGAAAATAAACACAATAAACGTTCTGATAAAAATATAATATCTGTAAATACATCGGATGTTGAGCCTTCAAATAATCTCGATAGAAAATGCGCTCCTGGAATTTTATTTGAATCTGGGTCATGTATCAAACTTCACATTTTGATTGAAATGGCAACTGCTTATAATAATAGTGTTCCCGAAGGCAAAATAAAATTATATTCAGACATTGAAACTTTAAATCCTAAAAAATATAAAAAATATTTATTGAAAGAAATTAAAAATAAAACTGGTGACAAATGCACAAGTCAGTTTTGTTGGACACAACAAAAATTTATAGATCAAATGAACACATCTGTACAACTAGAATTGAAAAAATTCACATTTAGACCAAACGGCCCTCAAGGTAAATTTGAATGGTTAAACACGTTTAATATTGATGATTCTATGTCACAGACAGAAGCAACGCATAAAGATTTTAAATATTTGGGAACTGTTCCAATGGACTTTAACGATTTTACTAGATATGGAATTAAAGATATAAATTACAGTAAATTAGTTGACGAAGGTAAGACTAAAATTGGTGTAGTTTTTAATTTAGACGACCATGACCAGCCAGGATCTCATTGGGTCTCGATGTATTCAGATTTAATGAAAGGAGGTGTTTATTATTTTGACTCTTATGGATTACGTCCAGAAAAACGCGTTAGAAATTTAA